AGGTAGTATTTACGAAGTAACAGCTCGAGTCCATCTTGGCAAACAAGGATACGGCGAAGGTTATTTTTCAACGACGCGTGGTTTCTTGGATGCAGATAAGAGAATTCGTGACGGTGAGTATTATCAAGAATATAGCTACGAAGTACAAACAAAGATTCCATTTGACGACTACATTGATATATTGAAACAGATAACGCACGTTGCTGGAACTCGACCATTTGGCAAAGTACTTGCTACAAACTTTGCAAACGTTGCAATTACCAGTCCTGATCCTCTCACACAAACGTTTCAATTAACTGTTGATGACGGTCTTGGTGCTTACACTATTGGTGAGACTGTTACCCAAACAACAAACGTAGATATTAACTCATCTGGCACGGCCAACGGTGTTGTTGAGGACGTAATGACAACAATGCTACTGGCCAATACAACACACGCGCCATACATCACTCAAAATACGCAAATATCTCAACCAACATATGCAGCGAACACTCGCAGTGCTAACGTCGTTGGTGTTCGTGTGTACAGCAATACACATATTCAAGTTGTGATGACTCCGTCTAATGGTATGATTGTGGCTGGAAGCTTACAGGCAAACATTGTTGGTAACACCTTCACAATTGATACAGTGCTAAATGCTAACACAACGACTGGGTCGTTTGCGAATAACGAGTTCGTTTTCCAAGCTCCGTCAAGGACAGGCGCGCGATCAGCTACCGGTGTTGTTCTTGCTGGTGGTGCAAATACAACGTCTGTGACTGTGATTGGTATACAAGGAACATGGTATGCTGGTCTACCAGTGTTTGGTACTGCAGCACAAAACACCTCTGCAAACATTGTCTCTAAGTCAGCGTTTTCTAATGCCTATACATTTACAGCAACATCAGTGATAAATACGATTGACATCGTCGATGCCAATGGAGTATTCGCAATTGGTACTGGCGGAAACGGAAGAATTGTCGGTGCTAGTTCCAATGCATCCAGTAACGTGCAGTATGTAACAATTAACTTAAACACATAAATGGCTAAGCAACTTCTAACAAACTACCTGCGTTTACACAACGTTAACCAGCTCCGTGAATCAGTTAACGAAGCTGCGAATAGTGCTTATTATGTGTTTGTCGGAAAGCATCAGACATACCCATCTGGTGATACAACTATACCTGATCTAACCAATAGTGTCGATGAGACACTGTATGACTCATACACAGACATGGTTTTTGGTAAGCGCGTTACCGCGAGTGATGTCAAGTCGATGATACCTCGCTACAATTGGGTTTCTGGCACTTATTATGACGCTTATCGTAGTGATGTCGACCTAACAGACAAGCAGTTTTATGTTGTTGTCAAGGAAGCAGCCTATAATGTATTCAAGTGCTTAGATAATAACGGCAACGCAGCTTCGATATATGCTCCAAGTATTCATAACACTTCGGCGGATGATGAGTTTTACAGTACAGCTGATGGTTATGTGTGGAAGTATATGTATTCCATTGACACGAGCACGTTTGCGAAGTTTGCAACGGCCGACTATATTCCTGTTGTAGCTAATACGTATGTTACAGGGAATGCGGTTGCGGGTGCCGTTGATGTGATTGTTGTTGATTTTGCTGGTAGCAGCTATCACACTACGTTCGCTAACACATTTAGTGTTACTGATATTGCTGTCGGTGGTGATCCAATTAAATACAACCTTGCAGAAAATGCATCCTCATCAAATAACTTTTATAATGGAAGCTTTCTCTACATCACATCCGGCACAGGATATGGTCAAGGAAAGAAAATTGTCGATTACGTTGTGATTGGATCTGACAAGACAGTCACACTCGAAAGTGCATTTACAACGAGACCTGATTCAACTTCTACATACGAGATCTCACCTTACGTTTTAATTACAGGTGATGGATCTGGTGCCGTGGCGCGCGCGGTTGTTAACACGGCTGTTGCAAATACAATCGATCGAGTTGAAATCATCACGCGTGGCTCTGGCTATACGTATGTCACAGCGACGGTCACAGGTAACACAGGTGGTTCTTCGAACTCTGCTATTGTCAGAGCTGTGTTGGGTCCGAAAGGTGGCCACGGTTCGAATGTCGACTACGAGCTTGGATGCAAGTCTTTGTGTTTCAGCGTGACATTTGCCAATACAGAAGGCTCAACTATTCCTGTAGCTAACGATTTCCGCTCTGTCGGTCTGCTCAAAGACCCATTGTTCAAGAGTGTTGAGCTGACGCTCTCGGATATCTCTGGTGCGTTTACAATTGGCGAAACAATTACACAAACAGTAACAGGCGCAACGGGGGAAGCAGCTGACTTCAATGCAAGTCTTCTTGTCCTCACAAACGTCAGCGGTGAATTTGCGGCAGGTGAAGAAATTGAGGGTGACGAATCGACAGCAACAGCAAACGTTGCGTCTTATCAAGTGAACGGTGTTACTAAAGGTTTCAGCACGTTTGATCAACGTCATCGTTACACTTACACAATGCAGAACGTGTACGATTTCAACGAAGATGAATACGTCTATCAAACAATTGAGGAAGATGGTGTCACCTCAATATTTGGTGATGGTATTGTTCATGAAAAAGATGGAACGTTCATTTATCTGACGCATGTAACAGGCACTCTAAATACAGCTAATACTATCACAGGTAACGATACTGGAGCGATAGCAAATCTGTTGTTCTACTATCCGCCTGATCTTGTCGTGGGTTCAGGAGAAGTGCTGTACATTGAGAATGGTAACAAAATATCACGTTCAAACTCACAATCAGAAACTGTTAAGTTAATTCTGCATTTTTAAGAGATAAACATGCCATTAGAATCATCATTAAACGTTAGTCCTTATTTCGACGACTACGATCAGGATAAAGAATTTTATCGTGTTCTGTTTCGTCCGGGCTTAGCTGTTCAGACGCGCGAGCTCAACCAGCTACAAACGATACTGCAAAATCAAATTGAGCGTTTCGGTGATCATGTTTTCAAGTCAGGTACAATTGTCAGTGGTGTAAACTTTTCATACCTGCCAACATACAACTTTGTTAAAATTCTTGACGACCAGGAAGATGGCCAGCCCGCACTGCCGTCATCTTATGTCAATTACTTTATCAAGAGCAATCTCAACCTAACAGCACGTATTGTTAACTATGAAGACGGTCTTGAGTCAAAGACTCCCGATCTGAAAACTCTTTATCTACAGTACACAAACAGTTCTGATCCGGATCCAAGCAACAGCAGTGCTGTGTACACATCGTTTACAGCCGACCAATCGCTGACAGTGTTTAGCAAGGACAATGAGCTGTTTGAGTTGATTGTAACAAATGGTGGTTTGGGATTCTCAAACTCTGATAACGTAATCATTCAAAGCGCTATTAAAATTAGTGGCAACACTATACCATTCACTAATGGTGAGGTAATCAACAGCTCGAGCGGTGCTAAGTCAACGATCGTTGGAATTAATGCGACAGCTATTCCAGATACAATCGTCCTTGCTCTGAAACCACTGACAACACATCTCGTCGATCCAACAAAGACAGAAGCTGCTTGGACATTTACAGCCAACACAAACATTACTGGAAACACCAGCGGCGCAACGGCCACGATTACAGACATTATTGGTTCTGGAGCAACTGGTATTCTAACAACGGATGCACTCGGCATTGTGCAGACGTTGACTCTCACGGATGGTGGCTCAGGATATGACTATGTGCCTGTTGTGACAATACAATCGTCAAACACAGGCGCCACTGTCAACGACCTGGACTTGTCTGCACAAAACTACAAGGCTGTTGTTACAGTTGCTAATACCCTGTCGACACCTGTTGGGACTGGATACGCTTTTGGTGTTACAGAAGGCATAATCTATCAAAAGGGATTTTTCCTTCGTGTTGAACCTCAAGTAATTGTCATCGACAAATACACAACAACACCGACAGACGTCGCTGTTGGATTCAAGACCGTTGAAAGTTTTGTAAACTACAACATTGACGACACTCTTTACGATAACGCTACAGGGACAATTAATTACGCTGCTCCGGGTGCCGATCGTCTCAAGCTGACGCCTGTGTTGACAACGATGTCGTTGGCTAATGCATACGCTAACGTTGATTTCTTTGCACTGGCTGAATGGAAAGAGGGTCAGCCATATAAAGAGAATCGAACGACAATCTACAACACAATTGGTGATGAACTTGCTCGCCGTACACGTGAAGCGCAAGGCAATTTTGTTGCCGATCCGTTCCAAACAACAACGAAAGAGCTTGCAGCACTTGACGACACAAACGTTCAAGTTCTTATTGACCCCGGTTTGGCATACATCTCAGGTTACAGGGTTGCCACAAGCTTCAATAACTATCTAAATGTTGCTCGTTCTTCAACAACGACCACGGTTGTCAATCAACAAATCACAGCCAATTACGGTAATTACATTTATGTCAAGGAGTTGATTGGCCTGTTTGACTTTAAGGCTGGTTCTACTGTGTCGTTGCGCGACACAGCTGCAACAAAGATTACATCTCTTGGATTAGCTGCCACTATCACCGCACCTGGCAATGAGATAGGCACGGCACGGCTCCGCTCACTCGTACTCGAGAGCGGCGTTGCTGGTACATCGAGCGCTTTGTATAGAATGTACTTGTTCGATATTGAGCTGGGCGCTGGAAAGAGCTTCCGCGATGTCCGCAGCGTGTATTACGATGGGGCTTCTGTCGATGGTATTGCTGATGTTGTGTTGACGGCAGACGCAACAACAAGCACCTCTATTGCAGTGTTGAATGACAATACTAAAGATAGAATGATATTCCCCGTTGGTCAAATGGGTGTTAAGTCAGTCACTGGTGTTTCTTACACATACAGAACAGTTTCTGATTCGAATGACAGAGATCTAACTACAGCTGGATTGATCAGCTTCGATCTGTCTGGCACCGGTGAGGTGTTCCCATATGGTGATGGAACGCTTTCGAACACACAGAAGCGTGACTTCGTGGTATTCCCTGTTGCTAACGCACAAGCAGCAAGTGTGATCACGGGCACGGTAACAATTAACGCTTCTAATACCCTTGTCACAGGAAGTGGCACCACGTTTGCCTCAACTCTAGCACCTGGTGATTTCCTGTCAATTGCAAACGGGACTGTAGCAGCGAATGTGTATCAGATTGCTACAATCTCAAACAACACACAGCTGAATTTGACAACGGTACCAGCGGCCGCAGTCAGCTCTGGTAATGCTACTTTATTCTTCCCCAACTTTTATCCAATAGCGTTGGAAGGACGTTCAGATCGATCTATTACTATTTCATCTTCGGGTGCCGTAGCATCTATTAATATTGGTACATCAATATCAACATCAAGGAAAGTTGTTGTTGCTTACAATAGAAAAATCAGTGCAGCTTCTCAAAAGACAAAGGTAATCAACCGTGATCGTTTTGTTAAGATTCGCACCGCAAACAATGCTGCTGGTAATGCGGGTCCTTGGAGCCTTGGTGTTCCTGGTATTGCGCGACTGAAGAACGTTTACATCCACGACGATACAGGCGTTGTTAACACAAACAGCCTCGATGTAACAAAATACTTCTACATTGACAACAACGATGATGAGAATCTATATCGACCAGCAAAGTTAACGCTTGTTGACAAGGCGGCATTCAGTGTTAACAGCACTGCTTATATGTTGGTTAAGTACGATTTGTTTAGTGTAATTGATTCAGGTGGGTTCTTTACCTCTGATTCATACACAGTTGATGATACTGCAAATCTAGCCTCATCCACATCAACTATTAACACGCTGGAAATACCTGAAGTTATAACACGTCGCGGTGAGTATATTGATCTGCGTGATGCATTCGACTTTAGACCCTATGCAAATGCTACAGCTACACTCACAACGTCCGTAGCCTCAGCCACTATCAATCCAGCTGCAACAGTCACATTATCTTCAACTGACAAGTTGTTCCCAGTACCTGATTCTGCGATCTCTTACGACGTTGAATACTACAACTCTCGTGTCGATACAGTAACGGTAGATAAGAACAGTGAATTCAAAGTGACACAGGGTAATGCTGTCTTGGCTGGCGCAATTGCACCACCAACAGCTCTTGAAGCTGTAGTGCTTACAAAATTGTATGTTCCTCCATACCCCTCATTCCCTGCCGTTCTTAATGCCGACACGCAGAAGTTTGTGGCACGGAGGTTGGGAAATAGTCGTGGCATGTACGACGGCCGTCGCTTAGTAGCTCTCGGCATTACACAAAAGATAACAAAGAGTGTTGTATCGCCTCAGCCGCTTCGGTATACGATGGCTGACATTGGCCGACTAGAGCGTCGGATCAGGGAGTTGGAATATGCTGTTGCATTGAGTCGTACAGAATCTCAGATACGCGACCTTGTTATTCCTAGTTCAATTACACCGACAGTTAACAGATTCAAAAACGCGTTCTTTGTTGAAAGCTTTAATGATTACGAGAAGTCGAGTGTACAGAGCAGAGAATTCGCTGCAACAATTGACACTAATAGGGGTCAACTGAAGCCGTTCACAAATCAGTTGAACTATCAAGCGAAGTTTGATCGTACAAATGCTA